ACTGCCTACAATTCGCACCTTGCCTACAACCAGCCATCGGTGACAAACGGAACGGCATCAGCACGAGCAGTGGCTGGCTCAACCGTTACACCTCGAACAACTTCAAGCGCATCCATGAAAGCGAGATAAGCAAATGGCTTCATTCGACCTTGGTGATGTTGTTGCCCTTGGCATCACAATCACAAACAGTTCTGGCACTGCCCAGAATGCGACTGCGGTTGTCTGCACTGTCACACTGCCAGACGGCACATCGGCCACGCCAAGCGTGACCAATTCAGGCGCAGGGCTTTATGACATCGCCTACACGCCAACGCAGTCTGGCCGTCATGTGGTGCGCTGGGTGGCAACTGGCACGAATGCCAGTGCCTTCACAGACGAATTCACAGTCCGCGACCTGACAACTCTGCCGGTCATTTCCTATGACATGGCACTGGAACACCTAAACATTCCAGCGGCTTCTGCCAACCAAGAGGAGATTCGCCGATTCATCGATGCAGCTCAAGACCTCGCCGAGAACTATGTCGGCGCGGTTCTAGGTCGGCGCACCATTACCTCGGAGAATTATGACGGCAATGTCGATGCACTTCGCCTGCGCAATCCTCGCGCCATCAGCGTGACCAGTGTCTACGAGAACGGCGCATTGCTTGACTCGAGCCAGTATCAACTTGATCCGACTGGACAACGGCTTTATCGCCTGACTACTTCCAGCCTCTCTGCTGGTTCATACGGCGCGTATGGCTACTGGGCAAGCGGTGTGAATAGCGTTCTCGTGACCTATGTCGCAGGCTTCACAGTTACACCGCCAGCGGTTCAGCAAGGTGTGTTGGAAATCCTTCGCCACCTATGGCTCACCCAACGCGGTGGCGCAAATGTAATGAACCGCGCAATCGCTGGCGATGAGTTTATTCCTGGCACTGGTTACAGCATCCCGAGGCGTGCGCTTGAGTTGCTCGACCCTGCCAGCCTTCCTGGGTTGGCGTAATGGCTACCACTGCCCTGCCACAAGTCATAGACGGCATTCTGACGGCTTTTAACAACAGTTCGGCACTCTCAGGCGTACGCATCTTTGACGGCCCTGAGATTGACTCCAGTTACCCTGGCGACGCAATCGCGGTCGGACATGACGGCACAGATGACGGCGAAGTTGTCGCTGGCAATGTTCGCCAAGAACCGTTGCAACTTGGCAATCAGAAACTCATGGAATCTGGAACAGTCGATTGCTTCCTATGGGCATGGGATGGCGGAAGCAGTTTAGCCAATCGCCGAACCCGAGCCTTCCAACTTCTCTCAGCTGCGGACAGCGCAGTTCGAGCAGACTCAAGTTTTGCCGGTGCTTGCTTGTATTCATACATCGACTCGCACTCCACCTCGTATCGGCAAAATACCGCAGGCACTGCGGTTGTAATCAATTTCACCATCGCCTACACGGCGCGAACATAAGGAGAAACAAGTGGCGAAAGTCAAGAACATTTCAACTCAGGGCGACTTGGATGTGCCTGTTTTGAATCGTGTCATTGCCTACGGCGAAACCGTAGAAGTTCCAGACGAGATTGCTGCGAGCATGCTCGAGCAGACAGATGTCTGGGCTTCAGGCGATGGCAGCAAAGCTGGGGGAAAATCATCCGCACCTGCAACTGATTCAGTCGCAGATTCAACCACCGACCCAGCGAACGCTGAGAAGTAACTAGGAGAAAATAATGGCAATTGGTGCAGGTATTGGCGCATCCCTTGGGGTCGCCACTGAATCATCATACGGAACGAGCGTGACCGTTACACGGTTCTACGAGTTCAACAGCGAGAATCTTGCTTACCGCAAAAAGACCGCTGAAGGCATGGGCCTTCGCGCAGGTGGACAACTTCCACGATCACAGCGCCGAGTTGTAACCACAACCGATGCTGGCGGTGACTTAGAACTTGACCTGCCAACTCGCGGTCTTGGACTGTTGCTTTCATACGCAACTGGCTCAACACCATCAGCGACCACAGTGTCCTCGGGTGTCTACTCATACACATTCACGCTAGGTGACACCTATGGCAAGAGCTTCACAACTCAGGTTGGCGTTCCTCAGTACGGTGGCACAGTAACTCCAAAAACCTTGGCAGGTTGCAAGATTAACAACTTCGAACTTTCGGTCTCCAATGGTGACATCGCAAAGGGCAAGTTCGGCATCGATGCCAAGTCGCTAGTGACCTCAACTGCACTCGCAACTGTTTCCTATCCGGCAACTGGCTCAGTGTTCAACTTCGCGCAAGGTGCAATCACCTTGAACGGAACTTCAGTGGCTAACATCAAAGACTTCTCTGTGAGCATTGACAATGCCATCAAGGTTGACCGCTTCAACTTGGGCGCAACTGGCACGAAGTCAGAGCCAAACATTGCAGGCTTCCGCAAGGTATCCGGCAAGATCACTGCTGAATTCACCGACACAACCCTGCTCGCTGCATTCCTTGCAGATAGCACCGCATCACTAGCACTGACCTTCACTGGCGGAATCATTGCCTCGACTTACTCAGACACCTTGAGCATCACGCTTCCAGCCTGCAAGTTCGATGCTGATACACCGAATGTCTCTGGCCCTGGCGTTATCGACTTGGCAATGACCTTCACTGTCTACGACAACGGCACAGATGCACCAGTGACCATTTTCTACCAGACCAGCGAATCCGCACTCTAATCAACAACTAAAATCAAGGGGTAATCATGACAACAAGAATCGAACTATCGAACAGCGGCTGGGCCGAACTACGCGATCCAGCCGCTGTTCCAGTACGACTACGCCGACCAGTGGAAAAGATGTTGTTCGACATTAGTCAGAGCAACGGCACTGAGGCATTGGCAAACAATGCAGGCGACCAAGAACAGGCAGCAGCTGAACTCGCAGCCAACATCGATGGCGAACTGTTCAGCAAGTTCAACGACCTGAATGACTTGCTCATTCTCGCTCGAGTGGCGGCTTGGTCATTTGACCTGCCAATCACTTTGGACTCTGTGCTTGACCTGCCTGCTGGCGATTACTACTTGTTACAGGAAGCAACCGCCAAGGACATCACAGAGATGATGCCTAACTTCGCACAGGATACTGACCCAAGTTCCCCCACGCTGCCCTCAAACGCTTAGAGCGTGCGCTTGAGGGCGGAACGGTGCGAGGCGCACTGCCAGAACAGCTGAGAACTTATCGGCTCTGCACTTTGCTTCATGTCACGCCAAGCCAACTTGAGAACGAATCCGCTTCGATGCTCGATTGGCTTTTGCAAATTGACGACACATTCACGCGAGTGAAAAACAAACACGCTGAGGAGTAACTGTGGCTAATCAAGGGATTCAGATTTTCGTAAAAGGTGCGAATCGCATAATCAAGGAAACTGAAGCAATCGAAGCCAGAGTGAACAAGGCAACAGTGATGGCAGTGAAAGAGAATCAACGCATTCTCAAACTTGCCATCAGGCGCAAACTTCGTGGCGCACCTCGTTGGAATCAGCGCGGTGCTGTGGGCAAGTCTCCAGCAATCAATGTCGGTGGTCCACGCCATCGACCTCGCTCAGGCCCACCCGGTCGATTGACTGGCGCGTTATACAAGGGAGTCGGTGGCAGAAGGCGACCGCTACTTCGGCCAGGCGGTGTTGTCATCGGCGGTGTCGGTATCGGTGGAAACATCAACCTTCTCAAAAAAGGAAAACTCGAGGAAGAGTTTCCATTTTTCAAACCAGCAGTTCAAGAGACCGAGCCAAAGATGGCAAGGGCTTATGAAAAAGGCTGGGATAAAGCAGTCAACAAGATGGGTGGAATTGTCTAGTGAGTATGTTGCCACCAGTATTCGTTGAACTTCGCGCCAACATTGGTGAATTCAAAACCAAGATGGGCGAAGCCAAGACCGAGATTGCCGTGCTTGAAAAAGAAGGCTCGAGCAAATTCAGCAAGGTAGCCGCTGCCGGTAAGGCTGCGCTAATGGGCTTGACCGTTGTCGCAGTCGGTGTCGGAATTGCTTCCGTCAAAATGGCTGACGAATTCGAGCAGTCACATTCCAAGTTGGAAACCGCGCTCAAGAACGCTGGCTCAAGTTACGAGGACTACAAGGAACAAATTGCCAAGGTATCCAAGCAACAGGAAATGTTCGGATACAACAATGCGCAAACCGAGGAAGCACTTGCCAACCTGACAACTGCGCTGGGCAGTCCTAAGAAGGCACTGGCTGACATGGGCTTGGCTGCCGATGTGGCAAAGTTCAAGCACATCGATCTCGCACAAGCTGCGACTCTCGTTGCCAAGGCATCGGAAGGAAACCTCAAGCCACTAAAGGCAATGGGAATTGACCT